ACTTACTCTCAAGCAAGTATCTTGAATGGTAAGATTCCTCTTATTGTAGTTATGGCTTATACTGCTGGTTTAACTAAAGCTTTAGAAGTAGCTGGAATCAGATATGAATTCAGTGAAAAGAGACCAACAGATACTAAAACTTATGTCAAATTTAACGATGGATTTATGAAATTCTTCGATCATGATAATAACTATGATGAAGCTTCTCTATTATTTAATGGACTGATGATTCTTCCTACAGAAGATTATTCGGTTACTGATATTGATAGAAAAGCTATGTGGTTAGATATGCTTGAAGAATTTGGTAGCCGTAATAGAGCAGATGGTTTAGATTCATTTGCTAACTTAATGATGGACCCAATTACAGTTGAAGTTTGTAAAACTTATAAACTCCCAACTACATATTTGGAAGCATTAGCATATGCAAGTTCTTTATTAACCACCAATAAATATAATCGCCATGTAGATATCACAGGTAATAGATTTAGAACTAATGAACGTCTTGTTCATTTCTTATATAAATCTTTAGCAACTTCTTATGGTGAATATTTACGAGAAATTAAGAATAACCGTAAAGATGCTAAGATGACTATGAAACAATCTGCAGTCATTGATATGGCTCTAGCAGATGTTACAACTAGCGATCTATCTAAGTTATCTCCACTATTGGAATTAGAGTCTGCAAATACAGTAACCTTCAAAGGGTTATCTGGTATGAACTCCGATAGAAGCTATAGCTTAGACAAACGTACTTATGACAAGTCTATGCTTAATAAGCTATCTATGTCTACTGGTTTCTCCAGCACTGTAGGTATTAACCGTCAGGCTACAATTAATATGGGCATTACTAGTACTAAGGGTTATATTAAATCTGGTAATGAATTAGATAAGATGTCTGATGCATCCACTCTATCTATCACAGAAGCATTAACTCCATTTGGTACCACACATGATGACCCATTCCGTACAGCAATGACATTTATTCAGACATCTAAACATGGTATGCGTACTACTAAACAAGATCCACTATTAGTTACTAATGGTGCCGACCAAGCATTACCATATTTAACATCTGATACATTTGCGCATAAAGCTAAATCTAATTCTATAGTAGAAGAAGTCACTGATGATTATATTATTCTTAAGAATGATGATAATATACGTGAATTTGTAGATCTTAGAGAAAAAGTTGAAAAGAACTCAGATGGTGGTTTCTTTATCACTATTAAACTCGATCCAAGTAAAAACTATAAAGTTGGAGATAAAGTAAAAGCTGGAGATATTGTAGCATATGATAAATCCAGTTATTCTGATACTGTAGGTGAAGGTAACTTAGCTTACAATATTGGTACTTTAACTAAGATTGCTATTATGCATACGGAAAAAGGCTTTGAAGATAGTGCTATAATTTCTCATGATCTATCCGAGAAGATGGCATCTGAAATTGTACTTCAAGTAGATACATTATTAGATGCAAAAGATATAGATATCGAATGTTTGGATATTGGAACCAAGTTACAAGAAGGCCAAACTATCATGTCATATAGATCTTCATTTGAAGATCAAGATGCTACAGATATCATCGCTAAGATGGTTGAAAAGAATTCTGATTCTAAAGATTTAGTAAATGATTTAGGTAAGATTTTGATTAAATCTAAAGTAACAGGTGTACTTCAAGATATTAAAGTATACTCCACTGTAGATAAATCAGAAATGTCTAAATCTTTAGCTAAGTTTGTATCTAAATTCGACACTCCAGTTGAAAAGATGAAATCTAAGTTGGATAAACTCGGTATAGATTCAAGTCAATATGGAACTTCTGGAGTATTACCAGCTATTGGTAAATTAAAACACGCTGAAGGTAAAGTATTGGTAGAATTCTATATTAAATATAAAGATTCTATGTCTGTTGGTGATAAGCTAGTATACTTCTCTGCATTGAAGGGTGTAGTAAAAGAAATCTTCCCTAAAGGAGAAGAACCTACATCTGAATACCGTCCAGAAGAAAAGATTCATAGCTTCTTACCTGTAGGATCAGTTAATGCTCGTATGGTATCATCTGTATTGATTGTAGGCGGCATCAATAAAGTATTAATTGAATTAAATGGACATGAAAAAGATATTATGGGAGTTAAATGGGCCCCAAATATTTAGGGTCCCACAACATCCAAATAATACTAATATAAATTATTTAATGGAGGCAATATTATGGGCTTAATGGTTTATGATAAAAAATATAAATGTATTAAAGGTCCTATCTATGTACGTAAAGCTCCTGATGATTATGCTCAAGCAATATCCGTTGTTCGTAAAGGACAAGTGGTACATGCTGAATATGTAATGCCAGGTTTGCTTTTCCATGCCGATGGTAGCGATCCAACTCCAGTAGATCATATCTGGATTAAATTTGAAAAAGGATACGTTAGATTCCAATCTATGCGTGGTACTTATAAATATTTTGAAGAATGTATGGAATTCGAAGATTATCCATCTCTAGATCCTAAGACAGCTAAACACAATGATTTAGTTATGCTTCGTAAGGGTGCTTTAGATGCATACAATCGTCCATTACCTGAACAAGAATATGAACCAAAGATTCATCGTCTTTGCTTATTCGATTCTTCCCATCAATTAGCTCTTCTTGGTTATCCAAAAGGCATTCAAACTTGGGTTTGGACTAAAGACTTAAAACTTATTTCTCATAGCGATGATCCTAACTTTAGTGAAGATACAGTAGACTTGGGAAATTAACAGGGGGAGCTGCACTACCCCTGGATAAATATTTTAAAGTGGCTAATCCCTTTGATAATCCTAAAATATTTGTAGATGATGTTAATGTAAATTATACTAATCCAACTTTAGGTATTGTTAATGGGCAAAAAAGTGGTTCTTGGAGTGAGGTTAGAGATCCGTTTGCTGGAGCAAAATCTGGATTAGGTGGAAATGCCGGAACCAATAATGATGATAAAACATTAAAACTTGATGCTGCAAAAACTGTGGCTAAAGCTAAATCTGAGGCCAAGAAACCTCCCCAACCTAAAAGTTTAGTTGAAACTCTAACTGATACTTTCTATGGTGCAGTTGGGATTGATAAGAAAACTTATGAATCTGCAATTAAAGCCGCATCGGATAGAGCTAATAAACTTTATGCTACTATTACTAAAGGAGCTAATAATAGCGACTTTATTAGAAATACAACTAGAGGATTAAAATTCTCTATTAATGAATTAAGTACAGTTATGGGTCTTCCATATCAATGGATGTCTCTTGCTGATAATAGAATAAAAAATAATGGTAATACCAATTATGGTAGAAAATATTATGAAAAGATATTATCTAAAATGCCATTATTAGTATTAACTCCTGGTATTCCAGATTTCATGGCTGGGTATAATGATGAAAAGAAAAAGTCAGTACTCGGTAATCTATTTGGTTCTGCTTTTGGAGTTAATGATATCAAAGGTAAAAAGAATGAAGAGATGCGATATTATACTCTTCAATTCGAAGCTGAAGAATATTATAGATACGTAAATAGTATGTGTACTGCTCTATCTATTTTCTTAGGCATTAGTGATCAAAAATATCAAGGTCAAACTATTCGAACTATAAACTGGTTCGAAAGATCTAATAATGCACTTGCGCATAATTACTCATATTATGGTGGTGTAGGATTTTATCTAAATTCAGAAACTCAAATTTCTGAAAGCTTTGGCAATGAATCTACTAAGAGTATTCTTGCAGATAAATTAAACGGCATGTCTGATGTTGGTAGGGAAGTTCAATTCCTTACTGGTATTAGCGGACTTGATGTTGACGTATTCATGAGTAAAGGACTTAATGGTGCAGCACCTAATGTCGATGCCATGACAAAGAATGCTGGCACAGGAACTATGTCTGGATTCATGGGTATGATCATGAATGGTACCAGAACTGTATTTGCTGGCGGTAAATTAGAATTCCCTGAATTATGGGCAGATTCTTCTTATTCTACTAGTTATTCGGTTAATATGAAATTAGTATCTCCTGACTATGATCGGAGATCTTGGTTTATAAATATTGGTGTACCTTTGATGCATCTAATTGCATTATGTGCACCAAGACAAGTATCTCCAAATGGTTATGTATCTCCATTCCTAGTTAGAGCATTCTATCGTGGATTCTTTAATGTAGATATGGGACTTCTTTCCATGTCAGTCCAAAAAGGATCTGAGGGTGGATGGACTATTGATGGTCTTCCTACAACAGTAGATGTATCATTAGATATTCGTGATTTATATAGTAAATTGACAATCTCTAATGAAACTATCTTAGGTGGGCCAGGTAATGCATTTGGCAATGTCGGATTGATGACATATCTAGCTAATATTGCTGGTGTAAACATCAATGAACCTGACATTTCACGTACAGTTAGATTGTATGCTGCTCTTAAAGAACAAGCTGCAGCTAACTTACCATATAATATTTCGACGAGAGTCAACAACTACGTTGCAAACCTTATTACTAACCGTGTATTTGGTAAAAACTAGTATAAATAAAACATTGAGTTAAGGTACTAGATACCTTAACTCGTTTTATTTGTCGAGGTGAATATATGAAAAATAGAAAACAGAAATTCTATGAATATGAAGAAAAGTATGGAGAAATTCCAGAAAACTTTCAAGATAGATTAGAGTGGATGTATGATAAATACAATATCACTCCTAAGAAGCAACAAGAGATTTTAGAAAAAAGAAATCTAATGATGAATACTTTAGATTTCCTTGATATAAAAGTAGTACTATTCGAAGAACCTGAAGGATCTCCACGTCCTAGGTTCAGAATAGTAAATAGATATAATTTAGCTAATATGGCAATGGCCAATTCTCAATTTGTCCACGTATATTCTATTACTGGTAAAGAAGATAATATGTATATGCGTAGACTATTAGATTCTGGTGAATTAAATCAAGTGCAAGAATTATTATATACTCCATGTGATGTGGAATTCAATGCATTCGTTAAGACACCTAATTCTTTCAATACAACTGATGTATTCCTAGCAGAAATTGGTTTAATTAGACCAACTAATAAACCTGACTGGGATAATATTGGAAAGAAATATTCTGATATGTTTAACTCTAATATATGGTTGGATGATACTCTTGTAGTTGATGGTACAGTTAGAAAGTATTATTCTATTAAACCAAGAGTGGAAGTTCATCTTAAGTATATGAATATGCTTTATAATAGAAGTCAATATACTAATACAATTAAACGTATGGAAACTAAAGATATGGATACGTCTAAAGTTACATATTTTGATTTCAATAAGTTTAAATCCTAGAGGATTATATATTATAATCTTAAGAAGGAGGTAAGATATTATGAATGCTAAATTTGATCTTACATTAGTAAACAACTGTGTAGAAGAATTTGCAGCGGCTATTTGGCCAGAGATTGAAAAGACAAGTACATTGGCCAAGAATCTTATGCTATTAGCTGAATCAGAAAGAAAAGAAGGGATTGATAAGAAATGGCGGGATTTACACCGGACAATCAAGAAGAGATAAAAAATAGAACACAGCCACCTTATGAACAGTTTGAACCATGTGAACGAACTACATGTGTTTATAGAAATGATAATGGCAGATGTATCTATGAAACTTGTGTATTTAAAAATGAATCTCCTAAGTTTGTAGATCATTGGGATTTCGAATGTCAATTCTGTCATAAGATTGAACAGCGTGATGTTAGAGATATGAAAATCATGGCATGTGATAGTTGCTTAGAGCGTATAGCTAAAGCTGAAAAACTCCCATTCCATTGCGTTTTCTGCGGTAAGTCTCAAGGACATCCATCGAAAATTATGTTTAGTGGTATTTGCGATGAATGCTTTGCTAAATTAAATAGGGCGATTCATTGTAAGAACTGTGGGAATAGTTAAATGGAACGAAGAAGCTATCAAGCTAAGCATTTATTAAATGCCGAAAGTATAATTATTGCTAACTATATAAAATATGAAACTTTAGGAGAAATGACCAATTTAGCATTTGCTAATAGTGATGCAACTTCAGTTAATATTTATATAGATTTGTATCAAATATTTAGAAAGATGTATCGTAATGATATCGCAGTCGGAGATAGATCTTCTGTAGCTGCAACTATAGTTAATCTATGTAGTCATTACAGGGCTTTCTATAAAAAATATTATGGAGTACATGCTAGAATATTTATCATTCAGACTTCTGGTCCTATGACTAGAAGTGAGCATTTCTACCCAGAATATAATCATACTAATACTGAGAAGATGGTATTAGCTGAAATGATTACAACTTTCATGATTCAGAATTGTGCAATTCTAAAAGAATTATGCAAGTATATTCCTGATGTGTATTATATTCAAGCTCCATTTGAAACTGCAACTATAATTTATACTCAAATACAAGACCAATATGCTAAAGGAAACTATGATCCTAATATAATTTTATCCACAAGCCAATTACAATTTATCATTCCAGCATTAACCCAAACTCAGACTGTTGTATTTAAACATAGATGGGTTAATGGAATGATAAATTATACAATCATTGATCAAATGAATGGCATGATGGAATATTTAAGATCATTAAAACTATCTGATAGAACTATTGATTCTGCATCTAGTATATCCCCAAAGATGCTTGGATTATTCATGGCATTGACTAGATACTCTAGTAGAGATCTTTATTCAATTCTAAATGTATCATCTACAGTTAAACTATTGGTTAAGCTAATAGCTGAAGGACAGTTACCTAATACATATATTTCAGATAAAGAGCTACTTAGAAGTATTTTATCTACTTCTATTAGCCAAGATGAATTTGAATTAATCTGGAATAGATATAGAGCTATCGATATTGTATATCAATCAGAATTATATAAGCAATCCGAATATTATGCTGATAAATCTTGGGATGTAAACTTACAAGATCCTGATATGGTTAAGATGCTAAATGAAAAATACTTTAGATCTAATCCTCTTGACTTGGATAGATTATGATGCTACAATAAAATAAGTAATTTTTATTTTAACCATAAAGGAGGCAAACTAATGTCTTTGACTAAAGAAGAATTATTTGAAGTTGTAAAGTCCCAAGGCCACAGTAATAGAATGATTACTGCTCATTGGACTGGTGTTGATAATACTGTATTATTCGATGATTATCATCTTTGTATTGATGGTAATGCACAATATCATCAAATGTTAAATTTTGATGAAAAGGGTGCTCATAGCTATATGGAAAATACTGGCAATTTTGGTATTGCAGTATGCTCTAATAAAGATAGTCAACTTATTGGCGATGGTTATACTGGATACTCTACTTATGTAGAAGGTCCAGAACCTGTAAACTATTTACAATTAGATGCTTTGGCTTACGCTATCTATCTTTGCTGTGTTACTTGGGGTATTCCTTTAAATAAGGTTTATACTCATGGTGAACGTTGCTTAGCTAGACAAGATCTATATGACGATGTATGTGAAAAATGGGACTT